TCGAACCTTGCCAAGCTGCATCAAGTAGTCCGCCGCCCACAGCGCCGATAGTGTCTTGCCTGTGCCGGGCTCCGAGAACACAAACGCCTTGCGGTGCATGGTCAGAAAGGCAGCAGTCTCGATCTGGTGCGCCATCGGTTTGTACCGACCGGGCCACTTGTACTTGCGTGTGATTGGCGAGGGCACATCCTTCACGCCGAGGTTCTTCAGAACCCTAACCTCATCCAGCCCCCAGTAGACGGCGACATCAAACCCACCGTCATCACGTTCCATGACTTTGTGTTTAGGTATGACGCTGTATTTTTCTGGGTGTCTAGTTTTGAATATCAGGGCCTTGTCTTCAAGGATTTCCATCGTCTTCCCCAAAAACAGGCATCTCTTCAATCTCGTACTTACGGGTTCCGTGCACGTCCAAGATTTCTTTGAAGCGGGTTGCAGTACTGAGTTTTGAAAAGACGTATGGAATGACGCCTGCCGCACTGTTGTCGTAAAAATTCCATTTAATTACAAAAAACTTTTCCATTGCTTCTCCATCGGTTTTATTTGTTGTCGCCTTCGTTGGCTTTCTTTGAGCGCAATCTCAGGTTACCGGGCGTTGACTTGCCGCCCTTGCGTAGCGGCTTGATGTGGTCAATGTCTTTGCCAGTACGCGCGATGTCTGCCTTGTCATACGCACGACGCGCCCGCTGGCGCTCGTGTTGATCGGAACTGGGGCCGGACTTGCCTGTCTCTAAGTCCCGCTTGTATTCCTTCTTGTAGTCTCGTTTGGTTGCCATGATTCGCTCCTAATGTTTCGGGTTGTACTCACACGTTTTAACTGGGCACCACGGGCACAGCGCAGAGGACTTTGGATTCCACACGCCAGACGCAGCACACTGCTCCAGCTTGGCCACGCGCTCGCGGTACTCCCACCATCCAGCATCGACCTCGTCCACGGCCATGCTTGCCTTAACCATATCATTCTTGACCACGAACAGCAACGCTGAGTTGATCTTCCTGATGTGTGGGAAGTGCTTGAAGACCATCAAAGACATGAGCTTCAACTGGTCGCGGTCTGGGTACTTGTTGTTGCCAGTCTTGTAGTCCACCACACGCGCCGTCAAGTTCTCGTCGTCGATGATGAGCAAGTCGGCAATGCCTCGCACCCAGCGGTTCTTGTCGTTGAAGTCACAGGGTTGCAAGTCACGCGTGAGTCCCATCTCGTACTCGCACAGCTTGCGTCCGGGCTTGGCGATCAGAGCGTCGAGCATGTCCTTGGCGTACTCAAACTCAGGGGGCATGGGTGTGCCGTCCTTGATGTAGAACTCAGCGGCAGTGTGGAACTGCTTGCCGTAGTTGGTAGCCTCAGTCTCTTGGAAGGGGAAGTTGTTGAGCACCTTGACTTCGTGATACCTGCGTGGGCATCCCTCGAAGTCTTTCAAGCTGCTGTGGCTCCATGTGATTGGTTTCATTGAATGTCATCCTTCGGTGCGTCGAGGTAAAGGTCGTGAACTGGAATGACATCCACTTCTATCTGCCCCTCTTTTGTGTACTTGTACTTGAGCATACCGCCGTGCATAAGTGCTTGCATCATTTTTTTCTCGTTTGGGGTCGGCTCTTTACCGTCGTCAAAAATTTCTACGATCATCAGAACCTCGCTGAGTTGATTACTTGCGTCAAGCGTTCGGCAAAGGCATGCACAAACTTCTCGTCACGGTTGAGGGTGTCGCGTCCCATGTCGGCAAGGATGGCATGCACCACCTCGTGCCAGAAGTTTGCTTGCATGGTCTCAGGTGCGAAGCGTTTGCCTGTCACGTTGCTGGTCTTGCCCAGCTCGATGCGGCTGTGGTCGTAGTGGATACGCGCCATGTCACGCTTGCGTAGCATGGTCTCCACAATGTCGATGGAATACTGCTTTGTCCCGACACGTATACGGCGTGGGATTGGTTGTTTTGTTTTTGCTGTCATTGTGTTGCTTCTCCTTTATATATTTTTGATTCCCACAGTGTCACCACCATGCCGTGCACTGTTGGACTGCTAGCGCGTACCCAGCCGTGTGGTGTAACAAACCCTTCTCGTTGGGCAATCCGTGGCACCGCACCCCATGCCCGCTTGTCAGGTGGCTCAGGCAAGTCGGGATATGCTTGCCTAACTTGTTCCGTTGTAAACCAACGGTTGGCAAGCGCATGCGATCTAAACGCTTCAATGGCTGTTGAAACCCAGCTATCTCCTGCGTGCATAGCCGCATCGTTTGCTCTTGCGTGGCCTATTGCTAACCCTTCATGTGGTGTTGTCATGTCTTTGCTTCTCCATACCTACGGTGCGCACCACCGTCAGCGGCCAGAGGAATCCCCGGCATGTACTTCGGCTCCATAGTCATCTGCGCTAAGACCCAAGTCTTAGCGTCAGCAACTTCGTCGTCAGGCACAACAACGATCTGCTCGTCATGCACTGTGCCTACCACGGGGTACTTCTTCGATACCCTCAACATCCCATCAGTCATGACAATACGCGCCACGGCCTGCGTCACGTTGTTCGTCACTTTCCCTGCATACAGCTTGGTAGCGTTTGGCCCGTATACCCACTGGCTCCTACCTTTGTCATCTTTCTCGCGTCGCAACTGTGGGTAGAGCAAGCTCATCCCATTGGGTAATTCTATACGTTCTTTGCTGAAGGTCAAGCACTTGTACTGGAAGACTTTGCCGCCGTACAGGCTGGACTCGATCAGGTTGGAACACATATCCCAGAAGGTAGCAACGGGGTGGGCAGTGGCGCGGTAGATGTCAATGATCTTCTTGGCCGCAAGGCAGTGGGTCAGTAGCTCTTGGTCGGTGCAGGTGTGGGGAATCTCCAGCATCTTGGCCACGTTGTCTTCCCAGTCCACGAACTTCTGGGCATAGGCTTGATCTACGCCAAGTGTCTTAGCAAAAGCTTTCTCGTATCGTACAGGCGGTGCGCCGAGGAAACCCGTGAGAAGTTGTGAAGCGAACGATGCCCAACCCAGCCCATATCCGCAACCGAGTAACGCGCTTTTCGCAGACTGCCGTAGATCGGGATGAGAGTCTTTAGATAGACCGGGTATGTTAAACATCTGCGCACCAAAGGCGGCATAAGGGTCGCCACCTGCTTTGAAGATATCCAACATGTCTTGGTAATCTGCCAGCCATGCCAGAACCCTTGGCTCAATCTGAGATAAGTCACCAACGACGAGGGAGTGCCCTTCGGGAGCCATGATTGCTTTGCGTAGGAAACTGCCACGCTTGAGGTTTTGCATGTTGATTGCTGAACCTTTGGCTGCCGTCCAACGTCCCGAGAGAGCGCCGTAATACGATAACGGTACAGGAAGTTTGCCTCGCTGAGAGATGTCAAGAAAGCGTTGGGCTCTTGTGCGTTCAGTTGTGGACTTAACCCGAAGGCGTGCTTCACAAAGAAGGGCAACGTCTTCACGTTCACCGTTAAGCAACGCTTGGAAGAGAGCATCATTCTTGGCAAAAGCGAACGCTTCTTTGCCGGTAGTTTTACTGACCTTAGTCGGGGGAGTAACCCCGAGGCTTTGAAGTATGTCCGCAAACTGCTGGTTCGACGCGAGCGAAGTTTCCTGAATGCCGAGCCTTTGTAATAGTCCTTCACGTAGTTCTCCTTCTTCTGTGAGTGCCTTGATGAGCATCTGTTGGTCAAGCTCAAGCGTTGGTCGTGTGTACATCTTGAGCGTCATGTCGATCAGACGCAGTTCGGATTTGGGGTATCCGTCAACAAAGCGTTTGAAAATTTCTTCGCACAGGTACACGTCATGCGCACAGTACTCGGCGAGGTCTCTTTCAATTTGTTCTGTGAGTGCCGTAAGTCCGTCCGTCGAATGTACGGCGGTTCCCTTAGCAGGGAGTCCAAAATCTCCCGCAAGTTTGGCGAGACTATTGCCAACTTCCACGCCGCGAAGAGCCCGCGCCATTGATAACGTGTCGAATATGAAGGCAGGGTGGGCGTTGTATACCCACTCCATAATGGATACATCGAACTGTGCATTGTGCGCAAGCACTGCGGTTCGTCCCCAGTCCACTCCAGAAAAGTACTCACGTAATCCATCTCCTCCAACCCATTCAGTTGGGTTGTCAGTTCCATATTCATGGATGCACGCTCCGAAAGCTTTGAACCTTTTGTCACGTATGTACTCCTCTGTTGTCATCTTGGATAGGGTGTAACTTTGTTTGTCCCACCGAGTTTCAAAGTCGATGGAGATGATTCGGTCAAATGGTTTTGACATTGAGTTCCTTTGCTTTTTTATCTATTGCTTGCACTAAGGCGGAAGCAAGCTTTGGGTCTTCTTGCTTAACCCGCTCCATAAATCGGGCAATCCACCGCAAGTCGCCATCTTCCTGATACGCTTTTGTGATTGATTCGTTCATGAGTTCCACGATTCTTACTCTGCTGATTTGTGTGTTCAATTGAATGCCTCTTTAGGGGGTGCGTCGATAGTGTTTAAGAATCCGAAAAAATCATTGGCTTCGATCATGATTTCCGCTGCCTCCATTTCGTCTAGGTTCATAGTGGCTACCTCCAAGCGGTCTTCGCCTGTGTTCTTGATGATGAGCACCGCTTGGTTTGCGTTGGGGCCGTAGCATGTGAGGAACTTCAACACCGTGGTCTTGAAGTGCGCCTTCTCCTCGTCCGACATTGCCTTGAGCAACGCGTCTATTGCTTGTTCTTGATCCATTCCGTGATCTCCTGTAATTGGTTGATGTTCTTCTCGTTGACCACAAGTGCGTAGCCGCCTGCGTTCAGTATCCGATTAAGCTCGCGCTCTTGCAAGGCGGTGGTCGTGCCCTTACCAGCTTTACACTCTATGGCTATGAAGTAGCCGTCAAGACAGCCGATGATGTCGGGGATACCGGCGCGGCCAAAGCCTGCCTGATACGGTGAGAAGTGATACACCCCCATCGCATCCAGCATCTCCTTGACGCGCTTCTTGACCTTGGCTTCAGGAGTCATTGCCATCTTGTACCTCCGCCAGTTTCATCATGTAGTGCTTGGCCTTGCCAAGGTCATCGCTGCCATCCTTGCGCCCAGCCCGCATCGCGTACTTGATGACGTTGCCTTTGAGATAGCCCACGAACTCTGCGCGTGTCAGCACAGCTTCCATCAGTTCCCACGGCTGGATGGCCATGTCCTTGTAGTGACTGCCGCTGATCTGTAGATCGTCAGCCCTCGTTCCGTTGAAGTGTTTGTCCATCTCTCTTCTCCTTTAGTTTGTTTGATAGTTCTTTGCGTAACCACTTGGGGCCACCCAAGCGTTTCCATTCGGCATAGTGCGCAGGGATTAACCGCACACCGATGTTCACAGACACCCCCGTCAGTTCACTTTTTGGTCTTGGCACGTTTTGTCTCCATCATGTCAGGCGCTCGGGTACTGACGTTGCCCTCAGTTATCCCGAAGATTGTGCCGTGGCTTGGTTTCGTCTTGCGTATCCTATGGATGCCCTCGGTCACATTGGCGCTGATGACAGCGTTGCGTTTGATTGACTTGAACGGGTCGCCATGCTTGGCATGCTCCTGATCGGTGTACTCTTTCCAGTTAAATGCGCTCACGGCAGTCATGCTGTTCTCCTGCTAACTTGGTTGTAAAAATTAAATGGCACTTGGTACAGCGCCACAGTTGTCCCTCGACTACCACGGTCTGCTTCTCTGCGTGGTGTCCACGCACCCTGCCAAAGAATGTTCTGATTGCTTCAAGCATTTTGTTGTCTCTCCCATCTTCTGCACAAATCTTTCACGGTCTGACTCTTGCGCTTGCCCTTGCACACGTTGCTGATTGACTTCTGTTTGGCCTTGGCTTGCAACTGCGCTGGGGTCAGAGGCTTAACTGGTTCTGCTGTAGCTGGAAACAAACCCGCCACACCCAGCCAGCAGCACACGGCGGCGACAAGTAAACGATCAAATATCATTCTTCCCCCCGATGTTCATACAGCCGCTTCTCCAGCCGCTCGATACGTTGTTGGTTGTACTGAACGATTGACCTTGCATACTCCACTGCGCTTTCAGCTTCCAGCTTCTTGATGACGGCCTCACGCATTTCTTTCTCGATGATCTCGCTGATTGGCTTTGGCTTCATCAGTTCCTTGATGTATTTCAAGGTTGAATCTTTCCAACTCATGTGTTCTTCTCCTTGAGTTTGGCTTCAATGCAACGATAGAAGTGGTAGATGTTTCCTTGCTGGCATTGCACGACTTCCTCATCCGTCAGCCCTACCCACTCACGCTTTGGCTGGTCAGACAGATACCCTTGGGTGTCATCGTCAATATCTTGTGTCATTTCAAACTCCTGATATAAATCGCAAAGCTGTTCAGCGTGTCCTGACCAAAGCCTTCCATCTTCAGAATGGCCTGCGCCACTTCTTCAATGACTTGGCTTCGGTATGGGTTCAAAGCCACTGTGGCTTTCACAGCCTCCTTGCGTTGTTGTGCTTGTCGTTCAATCTCGTTGAACGCTTCATCTTCGGGGTCAAGAATCATATTTTCTCCTTCACTGTTTTCTGTAGTTGCTTGGCAAGATACTGCGCGAAGTGCAAGTCAATCTCTTC